TCCACCATTATTCATTCTAACTTCTTTACCTTTGGTAAGGCCTTTTTTAGCAATACCATTAGCTGATTTATGACCAACAGAAAGACCACCAGTAGCCATCTTTTTCATAGCCATGCCGCCTTTTTTCAAAGCAAGCTTAGTACCTTTGCCACCTTTGTGTTCTTGAGCGTCATGCTGTTTAAAAGCTTTCTTAATCATGGCTTTGTCTTGCCCTTTGTCCATTTTCATGTCTTCTTTGGCATCAGTCATACCGCCTTTTTTCATAAAACCCATTTTATTACGTACAGCTGTAGGCAACTTAGCCATGCCTGGATTCTTTTTTGTATCTACTGGTTTCATAGCTCCACCTTCTTTAAATTTTTTGCCTTTATCGGCAGCGGCAAAATCTTTGCCAACGGATTGAGGAACTCCTGCTTTTTTAGCCATTTTGGGGCTGTGGGCAATCATTTCCATAAAATTATGTTGTTTTTTAGATACACTTGGCATTATTTACTTCCGAATAAGCTCATCAATTTTAATTTCAAGTTTGTTAAACCTTGAATCAATGTGTTCCATAATGCGATCAACTTCTGCTTTAGTAACGTTATCACGAGCCACCTCTTCTCTTGTTTTGTTTAATAAAATATCAATGCGTTTTAAGTCGTTAAACTTTTCGTGCATCATATATCCAATTAGGGCTACAAATATAGTTAGCCCACCCGTCCAAAGTTCCATCATATCTAACATTTCCACCTCGCAAGGGAGGCAGCCTTTCTGGTTGGTCTGCCTTTTTCATCTTTCATTGGACCTGGCATCCCAGACATACGGGCGCAGAATGATTTTTTACGAGCGCCACCTTCGGGCTGTGGAGCTTTTAGATTCGAGCCAGTAGCCGCATTATATTTAGCACGGCCTTTGGCGGTAAGCCCAGCACCCTTAGATACAGGCAACTTTTCACCACGACCAATCGCAAGAGAGGGACCTTTTTTCTTTTTGGTAGCCATTACGCAGCATCCTTTTTGGACTCAATAGATTTCATTAGTGGGTATAGGTAGTCTTCACCAAAAGCTCCAGCAAATTCTTCCATGCCCATATGACCCAACTTAATTGTAGGGTCAATCCATACTTCATAGCCTAGTTCTCTTGCACGGTCACAGAACAAAAAGTCTTCGCCAATGTACTGACCATCTTTAAGAGCAAAGTCAAAGAAAGCAATTACTTCGTCCCCAACTTTCTTTTCATCATGGTAAACCCATTCTGGATGGGCATCACGTAGTTTCTCGAACACTTCTCTACGGATCATCATAAAGGCAGTAGCTACACGCTTAGCTTTAACCAAACCCATGTAATTCATAAGAATGTTTTCTTCTTCGTCGGTATCTAGTGTAGAGATATAGACCTTGCCTTTTTTACGGGCTACTGGAATTCCAGCTACGATACCCTTTTTAGGGTCACTATTCCACGCCATCAGGCGAAAAATGTCTTCAGCATCAAAGTTAATGTCTGAGTCAATAAACATGAGGTCAGTGCAGTCTGAGTCTAAGAAGTCTTTAGCAATTAAGTTTCGTACACGAGACACCACGGAGCACCCAGAAATATTGCAGATCTGAATATCTACCCCATGTTGCGTTGCACGAACGCAAAAAGAAGCTAGCGATATGGCTAGCTTTGCAGTTACTTTAAAGTCGTAAGTTGGAAGACCTAACATAATCTTCCGCCCTACTAAATCATATGAACCCTGCGCTTGAGTCGTTTCTGACATTTGTTATCCGTAATAAATATTTACTGCGACTAAGTTACTGATATACGCATAAACACCAGTTACAGCTTTTACACCCTCACCAGGAATAAACAAAGCATTATTGTAAGTATCGCTGGCGGCAACATCATAAGACATTAACCAATTGCCTGTGGAATAAACCATTGCAGCACCCGCAGTAATTGTTCCGCTATTAATATCTGTAACGGTAAAGGAGTTGGCATTTACAACGGTTACAACGTAATTACCATTAGTAGCCGTTCCTTCTGAACCAGCAGCAAAATCTATCCCAATTACTTGTCCAGTGGTTAACCCATGAGTTGTTTTTGTAACAGTAATAAGGGTTCCAGCACGACCATAAGTAGCCGTTACAGGAGCAGTCACGGTATCAAATAAAGCTACATAACCCGCAGAAGTGCTTCCAGTAAAAGAAATACCTTTAATGCGTGTACCGTAAGGCACCATAATGCCACTGCCATTTATATGCGCTTGTTTTACGTCATATTGCATCGTCATAATTAATCTCCTAAGTTGAAAGAAAGGTAGGGTAAACCCCTACCTAACCAGATTAATTTTGTTGACCAGTAGGACGTTGGCTGCCATCAGAGTTACGAACAGCATAGGTAACAATAATTGTTGCTGCACCTGTAGTTAATGAAGTGCCTGTTAGTGTGTATGCAATCAACACGTCAGAAGAACCAACATTTAACCAGCCGCCAGGAGTAGTAGCATTAGCACCCAAAGCTACGGAGCCTACGTTAGTAATGGTACCAGTGGTAGTAAAGTCAGTACCGCCAATGTTTAATTTGCAAGTAGCAGCTGCATCAAAAACAGTTGTAGTAACAACTTTAACGTCCACGATTTGTGAACCAGCTGGAACAGCAATCAAGTTGCCAGTTAATGTGCCAAATACAACATTACCAGATTGAGAAACAACAGTGCAACCTGTGTTAGCTAAAGTTGTTGCAGTCGTGCCAGTTGTGTAGCGATTTGTGCCTAATAGCCAAGGGCCTAGGTGAGTAGCGAATCCCATGAGGATCTCCTATATACAAGTTAAGCCTATAAGTCGGTATATCGTCTGCTGGGGCAGTCAAATAGGCTGGATTTACCCAGATGTTTTAATAATACTACTTTTTTAACTTTGTGCAACATTTATAAAGAAAAAACCCCGCTTTTTGGGCGGGGTCTTAGCTTATTTACTTTCGCTTATAAACTTATTCATTTCCGCAGCTCGATCAAGAATATCTTGGAAGGAGGGAAACTTAGGGGGATCGCCAACTTTACCCATTAAATCCCAAAGGTGCATTGTGGCGTGAAACTGCCCCTCTAGCATGCTTTTAGCGGACTCAAGTAACTGATAGCGTAGTTCAAATGGATTCATAATAAAACTCCTGTGTGTTGTGTGTATGAGCAAAAGCGCTCAGAAGTAGTATATCACAAGTAAAAACCCCGCTTTTTGGGCGGGGTCTTAGTAAAGCCCAAATGCTAATTAAGCACCTGGTGATCCCCACATTCCGAGTGGATCAGACCAACCGAATGAATAACGCTCACGAGACTTGTAACGAACGTTACCAGTATCGAAATCACCATCCATACCAGTGCTCAAAGGAGTACGAACAAAATGTTTCATACCATTTGGAACATCAGTTGTTAAGAAGTAACCATTGGTATCGGTCAGGTAGTTATTAACTGTATAACCATCTGGAATCGAACCATTGTTTACGATAGCATTGATGTCATTATCGGTTGTACCAACACGCAATTGAGTTTCAAGCAAACGAGTTGCAACGAACTGTAGTGCAGGTGGAACTACCAATTTCTTAGGTTTAGCAGCAATTAACAAACCACGCTCATCAGTCCAAGCAGCGATCTGAATAACGGCAGCTTCCAAAGAAGTCTCGTTTAAGTCAGCAGCTGTAGCCTGAGTGTTGCTGTTTGTACCGCCAGATACCAATGGGTGAGCAGTGCTGAACAAAGGAACGCCATCACCACCGTAATAAGCGGCAGAGTTAGTAAATCCATTGTTTAATACAGCAGCGGCTTTAACCTGTTTGGTATAAGCCATAGCACGAGCCAAAGCCTTTGTATAGCGAGCTGATAAAGAATCGTAGAGGTTATCTTCGATTGCTTCTTCAGTCAAGCTAAAGCCAAGGGCAATAGTTTCGTGGTTGTAACGTGCTGTGAAAGCCTCTTGAGCATTGTCGTAACGAATAGCGGAGCCTTCGTTTTTGACAGGTGCAGCGGAGAAGCCAGACAGTTTTGTTTCTTCTTCAAACGAACGTTCAGAGGTCTCAGTATTGTAGATCTCTTTGTGTTGTTCACCATACGTTGCATACTCAAGTCCGAACAAAGCGTTCAATCCTGGGAGCAACTCTTTCAGTAGTTGTGCGCGTGAAATAGCCATTTATAGCTCCTATTAAGCTGCAGTAGCTACACCAGTAGCGCTGTAGTAAGTATGGATACCAAAGTTAAATTTAACAATAACTTCAGTATAAGAACCCGATGCATTAACTGTCTCTGGAATTACGTCAACAATACGCATTGGTAATGTTGAAGTACTAGCTGTAGTAGCTGAAACAGATGCTAAAGAGTCGCCTGTGGTTGTGCTACCAGTGGTCAAAATTAAAGCTGTATTTAGACCAACTGCTGCGCGTGTTACGCCAGACATTGTTGATGTGCCAGCAGCGGTAACCGCAACTTTGAACAATGCATCTGGATCATCCAATACAAAAGCTTGGATGTCAGTAGCGTTTGTGCTAGCTGGGTAATACTGTTGTTGCAACAATTGTTTAGTTGTTGGGTTTGTGAACTGACAACCCAAGAAAATACCAACTGCGTCGGTTGCGGTAGCTGTGGTTGAAACTTTGCTTAGAGTGCCACCAGTGTTTAAACGCACGACATCACCGTAAAAAATTGATGTGCCAGAGTTTTGAGCAATGGGGATTAAGCGAGTTGAACCAGCAAATACCTGACCACCGATCAAATTGATCGGTTGAAACCCGTAAGGGCCTGAAACGGTAGGATAAGCCATTTATAACTCCTAATTAAATTTAATTACCTTTGCCAAAACTTACCGTGGATTTTTTCTCGTTAAAGAGAGGCATCCTTGGGTCATTTTGGCGCATAAGATTATTGTCTACAGCATCCATCTGATTTTCGGCTTGAACTTGATAATGGTTATTACGTTGTTCAACGAATTCTTCTGGAGTTTTGCAAAGCAACAATCCGCCAATCTCAATGTTGTCTTTAAAACGACTATTGGGGTCAATTAATAGTTGAAACTTAGGTTGTTCCTCAGCCCTAACAGGTTCCCATCCTTCTCTGAGTTTGGCAGAGAGATTGCGGGGATCCGCACTATTCAAAGTAGATACTCTAATCCAACGATATGCAAAACCTGCTTGCTTATCTGGTTCTGGCAACAACTCTGGTGGTTTCCATGCCTCTGGACGCACTGATTGTTGACGAGTTTCTATTTCACGAGGTTTTCTATTTTCAGCCATTTTTGGACTCCAATTTTGTAAGTTCACGAGCGTATTGCTCTGGGGTTAGATTGAATTTCTTTGCCAGTTGTAACTGCGTTGGCGTAAGTCTGACTTTTTTTGGAGAGGTAGACCTAGTGGCTGGCGCAACTACTGTGCTCGGTTTACTAGTTTTCGCAGAGGGTTTGGCCTCTACCTCGAAAGAGTCTTTGGTCTCTTCGGAAATCCCAAATTTCTCTGGGAATCTTTGACGTATTTCTTTGTCAATAACGCCATAATAATGATCGGAGCCTATTGCAACTCCTTCACGCTCAAGGCGTCTATGAATTCCCATAGCTAGGAAACTCATATCATCATCACTCCCATACCAGCTGTTTTTGTCCAGCCACGCTTGGGTTTTTGAGTCCAAACGTTGGGGTTGTTGTATTTGTACCTCATTTTCCTGAGATTGTAAAGCTTCTTGTGAAAATTCAGGCCTATACCTTTCTAATTCCTGAGATTTAATTTTAGCTTCAGTTAACTTTTCTTGAGCATTTACTAAAAGCTCAGAATCGCCAGAGTCATAAGCTTCTCTGTAAGACCGTTTAGCATCCTCTAGTTCGCGGCTTATATTTTGTTTATAGCTTGAAACTAAACTTTGCTCACCAGTGGTTAACCTGTTCTTAAGTTTTTTGTTTTCTTCAAGGATTTTAGTAGCAAAATCAATAGCTTCTTGACGTTCCTTATCTGCAGCGTCTTTAGCTCTACGTTCATCGTGGTAGACCTTTTTCATCTGGATTAACTTCTTTTTTACCTCTCCAGAAAACTCTTCTAGGTCATCGTTATCGAGTTCTTCAACAATTTCCTTGGGCATAGGTTCTGCATTTACCTTGTCCTCTACTGGTGTATCGTCTATAACCTCAATTTCAATAGGCTCTAACTCCTCTACTTCTGGAGCTTTATTTTCTAATTCATCTGGGAATTTATATTCCGTCATTTCCATATCTGGCATTATTTTCTCCTTATGCTCTGGTTATGCCACGGGGATCTTGGACTATTCCTTCTACAGAATCGTCATTAATGATCCTAAATTCTCGTCCGTGGATCTTTAATCGTGTGCCAGAGTTTGGTCTGGCTAGAATAAAGTCACCTTCTTTACACCATGGGCCAGTTGGGAACCGAGTTGCGTCTTTGTAGCAATCTGGACCCATCTTTACCACAAAGAATACGGTAGAAAGCAGCTCTTCCGTATGCATAACGGAATCAGCTTTGATGATCCCGCTTTCATATTCCTTCTCTTGCTCTGGAATAGCTACCAAAATACGGTATCCAGAAGGCTCAGGAAGGACTTTTGCCTTTTCTTCGTTACTTGCACTAATGTTT